AGAATTAGAGGTTTAGGAACAACAGTTGGACCGAATAATATTGATGTTACTGGTAGTGACGTCACAGGCGCAAGTACAGTAGTTGCAACTTAATTTATAATTTCATTACAAATTAAATTCATCTGCACGATAATGGCGTGAGCGTATGCTATTGCGTGGGCTTTTTTGAAGAAATAAGACCTATCAGTAGGCTTAACCCATACTTCATTTTTTATTGTTTCCCAACTCTTTCCTAACAGATATCTTTTTGCTGGTCTTATGATCGCTAATACCATTGCTAGTTGTTCTATACTTTTTGGTTTCATTATTTTTAGTATCGAACTGTGTTCTCCGACGTGAAACAATTGACTGCTGAATTCTTGTGCTGTAAGCAATTCCCATAGTGGCTCCTGGTTTAAAAGTTCTACTAAATGCTTCTCATCTTTTACACCATTGTAAATTGATACATTTAGAATATCTAATTTAAAATATCCTCTTGCTTCTGCTTCCTTATACTCAATATTAGATACACCAAGTATTGGATTAATAGGAATGTCAGTACAGTATACACCTGTGTTGTGCTTCTTTAATCCATTCTTATCTTTAATACTTGCAGGTATATGTTTCAATAACTTTAAAAGTTTATCTCTATTACCTGTATCTATATCTATATCTGTTTTAGCAATATTCATTATTATAATCCAGCCGCCTTTGTTATATTAATTACAAACTGTACATCCTCGGGACTATCTTTAAATCTATTAGCCCAAGGCCCTGGTGAAACATACTCTTCAATCATTGTCATTTGTTCAGATGATAATTTTTCTAATAAATTCATACCACCTTTACTATTATAAAGCACCCAAGGACTAATTTTACCAGCTCTAATCATATGTATTGCTCGTGGTACCGATATTTCATTAAAAAAATTAGTCCATTCAGAATTTGTATCTTTTGCCCATCGTTGAATAGATAATATAGTTCTTTCAGTAGCTTTACTAACACTTTCTTTAACATTAAATTCTTTAATGTATTGTTCATATATTTCATCAGTTGACCATCTATCAACTCTAACTCTATTTTTTAATAACCACTCAATGTAATGCTCTACTGAAGCAATATAAACTCCTGCAACATAATTTGCAAACTTGACAAATGCTGTATAATATTTGCTTTCCATAAAATCTTCATATGTTCTTTCATTTTTCATAGTAGTACTACTAATACGAAAAAAATGCTGATAACATCTTAAAGCTAATTGCACGTTTGTATCTTTTCTATTATTCCATCTTCTTTTTGGTTCACAGAGATGTGCAACTAATGTGCTTTCATTAGTAAAAGACTTTTCACAAAATTTACATTTATAGATCATTTCATTAATAACTTAATTTCTTTATCATCAAGTCCTGCATCGCGAGCCAATTGCTTTATTTCATCTTTATCTAAAAGAGTTGAAAGTAATTCTATCTCATCATTCTTATAATTTGAATACAACGATTGTAAAAATTCAAATCTCTTTGTTTTTTTACCTTTACCTTTTGGTGCTTTGATCCAAGGATGAAACATTTTTTTACCAACCCCACATAAACACAATAACTTCCAAAATAATACACTATCACCTAGATGTTTTTGTAAAATAGAAAAATCTTTATTACAAAACTCATTAACATTTTGAATATATGTTTCTTGTAATATTTTAGAAGCTTTTATACTACTAGCAAATCGCATAGCTACATATGGTGAAAATGATTTTTTAAGCTCACTATCTAATTTTTCATACCAGTCTTTTGAACCAGTATCTAAATTGTATAACATTTGATTTAAATTAATACTTGGCTTTATCATAATATACTTCCTGCATCAAATTGATCAGGTATTTGATTTGTTTCTTTTGCAAAGAATACACAAGGTGGATTAGGACCATCACTTATTGGAACAGCAATAATATGTCCGTGTTTTAGTTTTGGAAAATACCATTTAACTTCTTGAAACACATTTATAATTTTTACTTCTGATGATTGTATCATTTTATGTGTAAGTGGATTAATTACTAAAACTTCAAAACCTCTATCATTTAAACTTGTTAGTGGCACCATTTCACATAGTCCTAATTCTCTTTCTACAATTAAGATGCTCCAATCAATTGGCATCTGTACAGTATTTGTGCCAACTTCCATAATCATACTTGGAGCATTAAACGTCTCCATAAAAATTAATGGTACAAAAAAGAAATCTATGTTCTTTGGATTATTAGTATCTAAAACACAATACTGAATGCCTTCATCAATCTCAGGAACTTTATCTAAATTATATGTACTATTTTCTGTTGTTAATATTTTCATTACATTTTTACTTTACTTACAGTATACGGGTATTTGGCTTCTTTGTAAAACCTTTTTCTTGCTGTTAAATGTCTTTTTGAATACTTACAACTAGATGTAATATCCCAAATCTGTACATAATTTTTATCTTCTGCTTTTCTAATGCCTCTACCAATACTTTGTATTACTCTTACAAAACTTTTTCCAGGCTCTACAAGTACTAAATTAAAAATTCTTGGTAAGTTTATACCCACAGATGCTACTCCATACGTCGCAATAATAACTTTATATTGCTCAGTTGCTACTTCTGAATATTCTTCTTCTCTTTGTTCTAGTTTAGTCTTACCTTGTATAAAAACTGATCCAGGCACTTCTTCTTGTAATAATTCTCCTGATTTAATTCTATCAACTAATATTAATGTATTTCCGCCTGATCTAACTTCTTCAACTAACCTTCCTATAAATCCTAATCTTAACTTAAACGTTGTAAGATATGTTAATTCTTCTGGATACGACCTAAAAGTTTGAAAATCTTGTGTTTGTATAATATTCACGTGACATTGTGCTAATACACCTTTTTCTTGCAACTCTCTTGCTGATAGCTGATTTATAACTGAACCCAATGACGCTATTAGACTTGTTGTTTCATAATCTTCTTTAGGTATTGTTCCTGTTAATCCCCACCTTATTGGAATATGTGCAAATGGTCCTGTTAATAAAGTTTTAAGTATATCTGCTTTTGCCATATGTACTTCATCTACTATTACACATACAACATCTTTTATAAATTCATCTAAAGGAAACTCAGCTTCTGCTTTTTTAGTTTTTTTATGTAAAATATTTAAACTTTGCCAAGTGCAAATAGTGTGTTTATGTCCTAGCTCTTTTCTTTCGCCAAAATACACACCAACATCTAACCCGCAAGTAATATAATCTTCTTCTGTTTGCCCAACTAAACTTTTATTAGGTACAATTACAATAGTTCTGCCATATGCTTCACACATTTTTGATAGCACGGCTGTTATAATTGTTTTACCAGCACCAGTGGCAATTTCTTGCAAACTTTGTGGGACAGCAATAAATTCATTTATAACTTTAACTTGATAATCTCTAAGAATAATTGGCTGGCCTGCACAAGGATGATTCTTAGGCCAATTAATACCTGACAAATAAGATTCATTAATAGTTTCAAACTTTAGATCATATTCTTTTCTATTATCTTTAATTTCTATATCATAATCTTGGTCTTCAAGTATTGGTAAAATTCTATCAAGTAAATTTAAATATGTTCTTCCACCAATATCACAGAAACGTATATTTCCATCCCATCGGCCTAACTTATATGCTGGTAAATGGTATGCATATGGTACAAAATATTTTAATTTATCGGAAATTTTTCTACGAGTTACTACATCTAAATTTTCAAACTTGACATTGACTTCATCTTTAATATGCAGTATGCATTTATTCATTTCTTATTATACAACTAAGACTATTTTTTTGCAAATAATTCTGCATCATCTAGCCCAGCCACCCTTAATTTTACAATATTATTAATTTGGAATTGTTTGGCATCAATGGCTTTAAGTAAACCTAAAAACTTATTTCTCAATAAAGCAAATTCATTTACTAAATTACTCATACTAACAACATCATCTTCACCATCAATATAATTTTTAACATCATTAGATGTTAAAGCTCTAGCATAATTTTCAAGAAATTTTTTGTAATGTTTACTTCGGACTTTTCTTAATTGTATATTAAGAAACTCTAATATAGCTTCTATTACTTGTAATTGATTAAATCTATGTTCAACTATACCAGGTACATTTTTTGCATTTCGTTCAATGTTACCTGTTAAACCACATTCAACTCTAGCTTCTTCTAATTGATTTTCATAATATTCTATACAATCTGGAATTTTACTAAGGTTGTTCGAAACTTGACCATACCATTTTGCTGACATTAATAAGCCTCGTCGTCGTAAGCAGATCCTTCTTCATCCTCTGATTCTTCTAAATCATCATAATGTTCTGTTATTGCTTCTTCTAAATAATCATCATTTCCCTTAAACTCTTCTAATGCTTGGTCATCTAACCCGTGATCATCTAATAATGTTACATAAGCTCTCGCGGCTTCAAGTCTATCTTTTGCAGGGATGTATTCAACAATTTTTTGCCAAGCTTCAAGTAGCATCGCTACCTCCGACTGATTCATCATCTATTATTGCTCCTAGTGGTTGTTTGATTTTATTTATGTTTTGAGAATCATCGGTAACGGTATCTGTAAACTCAGCCATAATTAAATCTAATTGCTCACTAGTCCATTGTTTTCTATAATGTAAATGCTCTTTACCAAATCTATCAACATATTTTAACCTGTTTCCTTGTTTA